AAGTTATAATCCAGGCGCTCTTGGCGCAGCATCTCAGTTGATGTCAAAGACAAGTCCAACATTTACAGATTCAGAGAAAGGCATTCGGAAACGAAATGCCATGATGAATGCAGCAAGAGGATTGTACAAAGTTACAGGTAGGGCCACAGCTAATACTGGACGCGGCAAAAAACTGCGGAGAGTTATCGAGCAGAGACCGAAATCACGATTTCAGTTGCCAGGGATTTCTGACCGTAGTTTGTCGACGGCCAGCGACGTGAAAATGTCGGCATTTGACGTTGGAACCTGGGTGTAGGCAAGTTTGGACGTGTCGCATCAGTCGTAGCTCGGAAAAATCCGCTTGTTTCCGCTGCGACTGGTTTATATGACATTGCTAAGGTACTAAAAGCTTAATATAGGCAAACCTAAGTATAAAGGCAGAAAAGTTTCTATAAAGGAAAAACCACCAATGGATCCTTTAGAAGCTGAAGTAAGAAGAATTAAATATGGTTATCACAGAAAATACGGAAATAAAGAAGAAATACATCCAGAATTAACTGATGAAGACGTAAAAGATGTTTATCCATACCAAATCTCAGGAATTGAATTTGACGGTTACGACCCGACGATTCCAAGTTTTGCGACGAGGAATTTGTGATAAAAACAATAAACATCGAAATAAAAATATACTGAAAAGTACTTTTTACGCGAAAATGAAAAAATGTATCTATTAAAAGGATTAGACTACCTCGACTAGATCCTCGTCATCTGCAGTAAGATCGATAATCGCGTATGGATTTACCTGACCGTGCGAGATTTCGTGGACCCGTGTTGTTACTCGGCGTCTTTGAGATGGGTTCAGTTCCGTTGACACTTGGACAAGTAGTTCCATGAGTGCTACATTTTCATTCATCAATGCGGCGTTACTGAACCTGGCCGCTCGAAGAGACGTTTCCAATTGAGCCGCAACGTTGAGAGCATACGTCGCTTCGCGCTCTGAAGAGGCACAGCGACGCTTCCATTCGGTGACTTGGTCTGACATGACTTCGATCCGTTCACCGTAGTAGTTGAGCATACAATGTGCGATTTCATCGGACCTCTTGCGCTTGTTGCATAAATCCGGACAGGGACACTTGTGATGATCCTTCACCCAGAAATCAGGATTGTATTTTAGAAACAATGCTTGTAGTTCGACCATCTTTGCTGTATTAAACTCTTCGTTCTTTCGTGGTACCCACGCCATGCTTGACTTGTTCTTGACTTGGAAATTAGAATAATGAGACTTACTATGGTGAGTTTAGGCCAACGGTATAGCAGTTGGTATAGGGTTTGGTATAGACATGTAGGGACCCACCAGCGTAATATCGCAGAATGAAGCGGTAGGGCATGTCTATACCGAACCCTATATCGACCTCTATACCGTTGACCTAAACTCACCATAGTAAGTCTCATTATTCTAATTTCCAAGTCAAGAACAAGTCAATCATGCATGGGTACCACGAAAGAACGAAGAGTTTAATACAGCAAAGATGGTCGAACTAAACATGTTTTAATATTCAATACCTATTTCTGGTGAAGGATTACACAAGTGTCCCTGACCGTACTTATACACAACGCAAGAGACCCGACAAATCCACTATGTATGCTTAACTACCACAGTGAACAGATTCGATGTCGTCAACCAGGTTGAATGGAAGCTCGAGTGCCTCTTCGAGGGCATCGAAGTCGACTTGCTCCAATGTCGGTTCAATTGAACGCTCTTCGACGACAGGCTCAGTTACGCTCGATTGATGAGAAAATGTAGCACGTTGGATAACTTGTTCAGTGTCTTCCGGGAACTTGAACACCTTAAAACGCCGTAGCAACGGGTCCCGATCTCGCGAGTCAGGGAAACATACGTCGATATCGTAATTACTCAGAACGATGATCTTGCGAGGGCGTACCCTTTTAATAGATCCACCTTTGATTTGAGCCGTAAAAGGGTACCTATCAGCCCATATTTTTAATTGAGAGCCCGTGCATTCGTTTTTAGGAGACCATTCCTCGATCGCGACAACTTCTTCGTCGGTGTAACCACACCACCATTTGTTCAATTCCTTTTGGTAATGATCTGGATAACATTGCCACAGGGTTTTAGATTTCCCTGTACCAGTAGGACCAACCCACCATTCGTGAATCAATTCTCCTTCGAGAATTTTATTTTCTCGGACATGTAATCCTTGTAAGCGATTGGAAAATTGGATCCAGATTCTAGGATGTTTGTCCTCGATTGTCTGAAAGTTACCTTCTCTTGCCCATATTGCGACTTGTTTCCAAACTTGCTGCGTTGCTTCACCTGAAGATATTGGTATACTCCCAAATTCTTGGAATACGCCGTCCTTCTTGCAATAATCAATTGCTTGCTGAATCGATCCTTTGCGTGCTTCGACATGAGAGCGTAGGAGGTCCTTTTTGACTTGTGTGAATCTTCGGGACCGTTTGAAGTGGATATAACCTTGGATATGAGGGGTAGAGTTTTCTGTACCAATTTCATAACCAAGAACCATGTACGCGTAATCGAGCTTCTTTAATGCCTCGGTTTCCTCTAAGGTTGGATTATTCAAAGTGAAACAATAACCACAGACTTGAGAAGCTTTAACTGGCATCTGGCAGATTTGATAATGATCGATTTTCAATAAGGGTTATTGAAAAGGAGATGTAGCACAATCCGAAACGGATTTCTACAGAGAACGTTCTCCGAACCGTATATTCTTCCATATATAAACCTACCCCTACCCAATACCTGGTTGAGCCCAATACCCGATGGAGTTAGTTTTAATTCGTTCGGCCGCAGGCCGCAGGGCGTCGCTTGCGACGCGTAAAGAGCGACCGAAGGTCGCGTTAACCCTAATCGTGAGCTATGCCCCCTTGTATAGTATTACCAAGGGGGCATAGCCCAACACCAATAGTGTTATAGTAGTAGTAGCCCAACACCAATAGTGTTATAGTAGTAGTAGCACAAAAATAGTTAATAGTAGTATGTTAGGCTTAGTGTAGAATTTACTACGTAGGGTAGACATGGCATATTTTCGACGATACGGTTATAGGCGATCTTATCGCTATAGACCTCGTCGTAGCTATAGGAGTTACAATAGAAGTTATTCAAGTTATCGTCCTCGAACGCGCAAGTCGACGACAAAGCGGCGAAGATCGAAAACTACGAGTAATGAATTTGAAACTCCAGAGCTAGGACGCAGTGGGTCGAAATATGTTACCGCTCAAACGGATCCGTTTGATGAGAATGTAGATGGTGTGAAAATACCAGATGCAAACTCACAGCCTAGTATCTCTGCTAAAGCAGAAGATGCTATATCTATTACGACAGGTGCAACCTTTACGTGTACTGCAGCTGCTTTTAATCCATCTGCGTATAAGTATACGGTTGCTGCGACAGCAGCATCAGCTAACAGTTGGACTTGGAGCGCATCTTTTACAGGAGCAACAGACTCTCAGAAACAAACTAAGTTTGTTTCTGAGTTTGATCTGTGGAGACCTGTAGCACATGCAATCCGTATAACATGCGGATTAGCTCCTACAAATGTAACTGGTTTCTTACATGTTGCTGTGTTTACACAACCCATGTTATCAGCATCAACATGGGTATATCCAACAACACTGTCAGACTTGGCAAACGTACCAGGATACAAACGTATTCCTTTGGCACGTTTGACCGCTGAAGGAATAACAATTGTTAATCGACCGCTTGATTGTACAGCACAGCGGTATCTTGATATGGATTCGAATGAATATTCCAACGCGAATGTTCACGAATTCCAAGTACCGTTTCAATGGGGTTCAATTGTTTTAGCTGTTGAAGGTGTTCCAGTTAGCACAGCGTGTTTGGCAGTCGAGAATGTACTTCACATAGAAGCCATTCCTCGAACTTCTAGTGTAAACGCGCCAAATCCAGCTGCAAGTTATAATCCAGGCGCTCTTGGCGCAGCATCTCAGTTGATGTCAAAGACAAGTCCAACATTTACAGATTCAGAGAAAGGCATTCGGAAACGAAATGCCATGATGAATGCAGCAAGAGGATT